TTGACGAAAAAAGAGAGCTGTCGCTGGGTGAGCTGTTGGCTCATGCCGAGGCCCGCATCGCCAAATAGCCTGATGCGAGAGAACCCGCGCAGGTTGGAGAAATTGTTGGGCCAGAGCGCCACGTTTTTTTTTAGCCCCAGACGGTCTCGGTGTGGCCGACAAACGTGGTGCTCGCGGCGACCGCGCCGCCCGCGACCAAGATGAAGCCGAGGCAGGCGCCATCGGGGATGATCGGGAGCGAGGGCGTTTGGCTCAAAGTATCCTTGTTGTGATAGAGCGACAACACGCCGAGCGGGATCTCCATGATCGGGCGGGCGAGCACGAGCGCGCCGGTGCCGGTGTTGGCGGCGGAAAACGTAACCGTGGCGACGTTGCGCACGCCGTAGTCGCCAGAGGCGAGGGGCAAGAAAGGCCCGTAATTATTGGCGGCGACGCCGCTGTGGGAAATGTGCGGCGTGATGGCGGAGGCCGTCATGGCGACGGTGACGGGGAGGGTGTTGCCCGTGTTGCCATCTTGGTCGGTGTAGCTGAGCGCGATGTTTTGCGCGGTGGCGCCAGCGGTCGCGGTCTGGACCCAATAGAGCCGGGTGCCGACGCCGTTGGCGGCGCGGAGCGAGGGCGTGCCGGTGAGCGTCTGCGCCGTGGCCGTGTTGTTGCTGATGCCGGGCCAGTAGCCCTCGATGTCCACGAGGAGCAGCGTTGAAGGGATGCCGGTGGCGGCGGTCGTGATCGCGCCCAGGTTGAGGAGGTGCTTGATGCTCGCGGCCACATCGCCGCCGTGGCGGATGCCGAAAATCTGCGTGCCGTTGCCGGTGGCCTCGTCGCACTCGCGGAAGGCCAGCGCGGTGCCGGCCCAGGCATTGGCCACGGGGCTGCCGGCGAGTGAGGTGGTGTCGTAGGAGCGGCCGGCGACGTAGGCGGCGGCGCCGGTGATCTTGTTCCAGTCGGAGCGCCAGCGTTGACCAGAGCTAAGAGCAGATACGATTGCGTTGATTGAGGTGAGGGCCATGTTTTTGGGTGTGTTGAGTGTTAGCCCCAGACAAAGGAGGCCGTGCCGAAGATAGAAACCGAGCGGGCGCCGCCATTGCGGAGCACGAAAAAACCGAGGTGCGCGCCGTCGTAAATGCGCGGAAAATCAAAGGCGTTGTGCGTTGCAAAATTTTTGACTGAAAAGACGGTGTTTATCACGCCCGTCGCGCCGCCTTGCCAATCGATGCGGGCGATGGGCTTGACGAGATAGATGCACCAAAACCCGCCCGCATCATTTTGAAACGTGACGCTTGAAATGCTTTTCACGCCGCCGCCCTCTGTGGGCAGGTAGAGCATCCCCTGGACGCCGGCTCCATTTGTCCGCATCGTGACGGCGGCGGTGCCGAGGCCGTCGTTGGTGGAATACACCGTGACCTCGCGGGTCACATCTTCCGAATCGACGTAGGAGACGACAATCGGCACGCCAAAGCCCGAAGCGGGGGCGACGTGGTTGACGAGCACGGCTCGCACGCCCACGCCGTCGCCGTAGCGGGGCAGAGTGGCGGAGTTGACCAGGACTTGCTCGGCGGTGTTGCCGCCGTCGATGAGCGGGTAGATGCCGAGCAGGTCGTAGAGCTCAAACGATTGATTGAGCAGATCGGGCGCAGTGACGCCGCAATACACCGAGAGCTCGGTGAGGTGACGAGTCTGCCCGGCGGCGATGGGTGGGAAAAAAATTGCCTCGTTGCGCGTGGCATCCATCGGGCGCAGCGTGAGGGCCTCGCCAATGCGCGCCTCGTAGGCGGGCTGCCCGGAGGTGTAGCTCCAATCGTGCCAGCGGCCATCGCCCGCCGCCCCTGGGTTCTTAAAGAATCTTTGGGTGTGGGCGCGTCCCTCGGAATAGGCGGCGGCGACGTCGGCTGTGGAGGTGATGGGCATCGGGAGCGGAACTTAATCGACCGTCGCCGCGAGGGTGCCGGGATTAAAAAGCGGCGTGATGCCCGCGCTGATGGAGCGGGTGGCATCGAGCGCGCCGGAGACGATGATCTGAGCCGCGCCCGAAGACGCGACGCCGATGCTAAAGTGCGTGGCGGTGGCCGAACCTGAGGTGCACTCGCCAAACTGAACCGTGGCCACGTTGCTAATAGTCGAAACCGAGCGCGACCAACCGGAGCCGGAGCGGGCCACGGCGACGCGGGCGTAGCCGGTGTAGGCGGCCTCGCTCGTCGCTTGCGTGCCGGCCTCGCCGGGATCGGCGGTGTGCAGGGCCACGAAGAAGCTGCCGGCCGCGGCGCTGTTTTGCAGGCCGCCGGCGTCGCCGATGTTGGCCCAGTCGGTGTTGAGGAATAGGAGATCGAGGAGGGCGGCCTCGGCCGCGTTGGACATGCTCATGGTGGTGGTGGTTTAGGCGGGCAGTTGCGTGAGATCGAAACGGAGGGAGCGGGGCGGGAGGTCGAGGCCGTCGCCGGCGCGGAGGGCCACGACTTCGGCGAGCGTGCTCGAGAAAATGAGCTCACCGCCGAGCCAAAGGCCGAGCACGACGACCTCGGCGGCGGGCAGGTTGAGAAACGACACGCGCTCGGCATTGACGTGCGTGCCATCGGCCTCGGCGCTGAGCGCGAAGGGTTGGCGCGCATAAGAGCCGCCGCTCAACTCGGCGGGCGCGCCGGGCAACGGATCGGCGGTGTGCAGGCTGAGCACGGCGCCGGCGAGTGGGCCGAGCATGAGGGACGCAAGCGCCGGCGAGATCATGGGGAGACGACGACCTCTTCGCGGGACTCGATCAGGCGGCCCGACTCGTCGCGCACGTGCCGCACGGTGCGGAGGGGCGCGCCGGGCTGGTTGAGGTTGATCTCGACCTTGACCGGATCCGGCGCGGCGGCCTGGGCGAGCCGGGCCTCGAGCTTGAAACTCTCGGGGCCGAAATGCACTTGAGCCGGGGCCGGGGCCGCGAGGTTGATCGTGAGGTTGCGCGGCTCGGCCGGCTCGTCGTCGGCCGAGTCGTCGGGCCGCGAGGTTTGGCCGGCCTCCTGGGCGTTGAGCGGCCACTCAGGATTATTCGCGCCGGTGTCGGGGAATTCGTTGAGGTCGAGTTGGCGCCGGTATTCGTTGACCGTGATGAGGCGCGAGCGGCGCTCGATCTCGGCCTTTTGCGCTTGCTCGAGGGGCGAGCCGCGGAGCAGCGCGCCCACGTTGAACTTGATGAAATAGCCCTCGGCCTTTTCGGCTTCGGTGAGGCACTTATCCTCGAGCTCCATCTCCCAATTCACGAGCCAAGGGAGCAGGGTGTAATTGACGAAGCCGCGGGAAAGCTCGGCGATGCCGGTGCCGAAGCTCGTCGATTTCTCCATCGATTGGAGGAGGGTGAGCGGCACGCGATAAACGCGGGCGATTTCCTCGACCTCAAATTTGCGCGTGAGCAGCAGCTCGGCGTCTTGGTTGGTGAAACCGGAGTTGACCCAATCGACGCCGCCGAAGATGAGCGGATTTTTGCCGGCCGCGATGGCGCCGGTATAGTTTTCATCCCAGAATTTTTTGAATTCCGTGGCCTTGGCGCGGTCCCAGGTGGGCGGGCCTTTGATGAGCCCGGGCTGTCGGTTGCCGTTGGCAAAGGTGGCGGCGTTGAATTGCTGGGCCGTCATGGCGAGGCCCACGCTCTCGCGCATATCGTGGAGCGGGGAGCGGCCGGTGGCGCCGTTGGTCGAGAGGCCGCGGAGGTGAAGGACCTCGTAATCAAAAAGCACGCGGTCGACGCCGCGCACGCGGTAGGCGAGCGAGCGATCGGCGCGGCGGAGCACGGTCACATCGGAGGCCTTGAGCGGCTCGAGCTCGGTGACTTGGCCAAAGGTGTCGCGGTAAATGCGAGAGTAGCCGTTGCCGCCGAGGCACGCGCACGTCATCTTCCACGCGCGCCATTGGTAGGAGGTTTGCGCGGCGCAGGGCTTGCGCTTGAGCAGGGCCGAGAGCGGGTGATCGATGGCCTCGTCGGCGCCGGTCGGGGTTTTGCGATAAACCTTGAGCGGGATCATCGCGATGGACTGCGCCAAAATGTTGATGCAGGCCGAGACGGTGGCGACGTTAAAAGCGGTGTCTTCCGTGATCTGGGCGCCGGAGCGGGTGGAGAGGCCGAGCGCGCCGAGCAGATCCGAAGTGGGATCCGAGAGGGAGCCGGTGGAGACGGAGACGCCGCGGAGCTCGCGGGTGGCGGCGGCGAGGGCGGAGCGGGCGCGGGCAAAGAGGCCGGGAGCTGATGCGCGCGCCACATCGCCGGGGGCAATTTCCCCAAATTGCCCGTCGGTGTTTTGTGATGTGGCGCGCGGCATGGTTGGCTTGCTTCCTATGGCGGGACAAGCAACGCGCGGCGCGGGGCGGCTGGGGCAAGACCGAAACCGCAACTCAGGGAAACTCGGGGAAACTCGGGGAAACTTTTGGGCGCGGAGGCCGGAGAGGTGCCCACGGAATACACGGAACACACGGAAAGGGGACCGGAGAAAAAATCACAAACGCACGGATTGAGGCGGCGCTTTGCTTCCGTGTGTTCCGTGTGTTCCGTGGGCCACTACTCAAAAGATCGCGCCGGCGTCGCCGCTGTTTTCGGGCGGGGCGGCGCGCAAGAAACGGTCGTGCGCCATGATGAGCGCCACGATGCCGTCGATCTTCTCGGAGCTTTTTTCCTTGTCGGGTTTGATGTTGCCGGCGCTGTCGCCGCTCGCGGCGCAGTTGCTCGCCATCCAGCGGAGCACGGGGTGGTCGAAGTGCAGGAGCTTTTCCGTAAGCACGAGTTTTTCTATGGCCTTGCTCGGGGCGTTGAGGGTCAAAAAACCTTGGCGCACGGGCACGCATTGATAGCCGTCGCCGCTGAGCTGGGTGATAAGCTGGGTGACGTTATACGGATCAAAAGCGATCTCGGAGATCTGATAGACCGCGCCCAGGCGGAGGATGTGGGCGCGGATGGCATCGTAGTCCACGATGTTGCCGGGGGTGGTGAATAAAAAACCTTCGTCGCGCCATTGGTCGAAGCGGATGCCGGTCGCATCGACGCGGGCCGGGAGATTGTCCTCGGGGATGAAGAGGAAGGGGAGCGTGGCGTAGAAACCGCCGCCGAGGTCGAACTCCAGGACAAAGGCAAAAAAATCGCCCACGCTCGCGCCGTCGATCGCGGCTTTGCAAGGGGCGGTGCGGAGGGCGGCGAGCAAGTTTTCGCGGGTGTCGAATCGGCCGTTGCTCCGCCCGCACGCGGTCCACTTGGCCATGTTGATCCAGCGCACCGACTGCTCGGTCCAGAGGCAGAAGTTGAGGCGCTTGATGAGATTGGCCTCGGTGGGGACGGTGGCGGCGGTGCCGATCTGCTCGCGGAGGTAGGAGGCGGGGAGGATCGTATCGAGGCCGGGGTTGGCCTTTTTCCACGCGGCGGGATCTCGCCAGTCGTCGCACGCGGGGCAGTTTTCATCGGGCTGGTCGAGGCCTTTTTCTAGGCACGCCGGGCAGGGGTCGAGCGTGCACACGTAGGCAAACCACGCATCATTCTGCGCGGTGCCCTCGAGGATGCGGACGGAGCTCTCGTGGTGTTGGCGACACACGGAGGTGCGGCCGAATCCGGAATTGGTTATTTCTAGGATGAGCGCATTTTGCCGGCGCTTGGTGCCGGCG